ACCCAGTTTCAAACGTAGTAGATGTCACAAACGCCACAAGAGAAACACTTGTTGTTGGAAACCTAGAGGCAACTGGTGTCGTATTCTCAGACGGTACTCAGACTAAGGCTGGCGTTCCATCAATTACTACTATAGCTGCAAAGACAGACTCATATACACTTTCTAATCTAAATGAACGTGATACAATTGTTGAGATTAGCAAGTCTTCTGCAACTACCTTGACTATTCCAACAAATTCTTCAGTAGCCTATCCAGTAGGAACAACTATTGATATTATTCAGACTGGAACTGGTCAGGTCACAATTGCAGGTGCAGGTGGAGTTACCGTAAATGCAACTCCAGGACTTAAGCTAAGGACCCAGTGGTCTTCTGCAACACTTTTAAAGCGAGCAGAAAATACTTGGTTGGTCTACGGCGACCTAACAGCATAATTAAAGGAAGGCACATAACATGGCAGCAGGAAAAAGATCAGGAAGAAAGTCTCAGGCATCTAATGACTTCTTGGAGCCATTAGCTCCTACTAGCGTTGTAGCAACAGACGTAGGAACAAATAGAGCATTTAATAATGGTGCAGCCTCCGTAGCGTTCTCTCTTCCAGCACTATCTCCAGCAGCCACATCCTTTACCGTTACAGCCACATCAGCAGGCCAGACAACTAGAACTGCTACTGGATCATCATCTCCTATTGTTGTAGAAAGCCTTGCTTCTAATATTACTTATACAATTAGCGTAACTGCTACAAATGCAGCTGGAACTTCTGCAGCATCATCTACTACCACTGTTACAGCTACTACAGTTCCTGCAACCATGTCAGCTCCAACAGCTACTGCTCAGACTAATCAAGATAAGCTTGACTGGACTGCTCCAGCAACTGGTGGTAAGGCAATTACGCTATATCGTTGGACATCATCTGATAGCAAGACTGGTACGGTAAATGCTCCTGCCAGCACAACTAACATTACTCAGGAAGGTGGAACAGCTCAGACATACCAAATCCGTGCTGAAAATGCAAATGGTGTTGGTGTATACTCTGCTAACTCTAATAGCGTAACAACTATTTCTCCATTCTTCCCACCGTTCTTCCCACCGTTCTTCCCACCAAGCTTCCCATACTTCCCACCGTTCTTCCCGTTCTTCCCGTTCTTCCCAGGGTTTGGACCATACTTCCCACCATACTTCCCACCATACTTCCTTGGTGGCGTTGGTGGACCGTTCTAGCCTAAATAAAGCAGAGAGCCTAGGTGAAACATCCTAGGCTCTTATGCTATAATTGAGGATATGAATACTTGGCTAACAAAAGATAGATCAGAAACAGACTCAAATAGAATGCCTTCCAGGGTAACTTCTAGCGGTATCGTGGTAACAAATCCAGCATTAGGCATTAATGTTTATAATAATGCTATTAGCGAATCCCTGTGTGATTTTATTATTAGTACATTAGAAGATAACCTTAACGGTCAGACCAGGTATACTTGGCAGGGAGCTAGGGTAACAGAGGCTGATGATGTACTAGAAGAGGCTAGGAAGTGCCTAGACTTTAAGGTAAGTTCTCAAAATCTTGGTCCTAAAGATAGCGACAATGCAAAGCTATACGAAATGCACGAACTAGCATTCAGATCAATTCAGCCAAATGTTGATGACTATGGTCGTTATTGGGGAGTTGGAGTTAACTTCTTTGAGGCATTTAACTTTGTAAAGTATGATGGTGCAGGAACTCACTTTAAGGTACATGCTGACCACGGCCCAGCATATGTAACTACTATTTCTGTAGTAGCATATATCAATGATGACTATGAGGGCGGAGAGTTGTACTTCCCAAGATTTAATCTAACCCTTAAGCCAAAGAAGGGCGACATCATGGTATTCCCATCAACATATATTTATGAGCATGCATCTAATGATATGATTTCTGGTACGAAGTATGCCATCGTTATTATGACTGATTACAACGACCGTGGTGGACTAAGAAACTTTAACTATCGTCAAGAAGACATGAATAGACTAACTTATTAAGGAGAATTTAATGTCTGATCAAGAAGATCTAAATAAAAGAATTCAAGATTTTTACAAAATAGATAAAATTACATGGTCCTCTATCGAAGACTTTGGAGATGGCATTATCGTTTATCGTGATGTTCTTCCAAAAAACATGGATATTATTAATAGACTTGAAGAAGTTTTAGACGATCCAAATAATTTTTATGAGTACCAAGAGGCTATGGTTGGCTATGGTATGAAGATTCCAGAATACCGTGACTGTAAAGATTTTAAGTATAAAAAGTCAGATATTGCTGAACACCAGGGCGAGGCAGCAGATAAGTTACGTAAGCTTTGGGACGATGTTTACTATCGTCAGCTACAGGCTGTAAAGCACTATTGCAAAATGCACAACATTGGCGAGCTCAGATATTGGGAAGCAATGAACTTTATTAAGTATGGTCCAGGACAGCACTTCCAGGAACACCACGACAACGGGTATTCCTATAACTGTGTCCTTTCCGCAGTATCTTACCCAAACGATGATTACGAGGGTGGAGAACTTTTCTTTAGGCTTCAAAACCTAAATATTAAAGCAAAGGCTGGAGACCTATATCTTTTCCCATCTAACTTTATGTATCCGCATAGGGCTATGCCAGTACACTCTGGAGTCAAGTATTCAATTGTAACAATGCTTGATTATTCCGACAAATACCACAAGCCAGAATTTTATACGGAAACGGGTAATTAGTGAAAGATATAGCTGTCTATCGACTAGGTAGCAATTCTGCAAATATAGATCAGCTACCACTTAAAAGGGATTGGATGGACCTAACCTTTGATAGACATGCATATCAATGTTTTCCAGTTTCTTTAGCAAATCGTTTAGGTTGGTATATATCGTTTCCAGAAGATATATCTTTTATTTGGGACGGAATAAATGATTCAACTGCTGGACACGTATCAATACTATCTGGAGAAAAATATGTTCATCCAAATAGGGGGAATAGAACTATAAGTTTTAATACTGGAGTATATTTTTCATCTAAGAAAAACGTATCACTTCTAACAATGCCAGTGCCAAATCAGTTTATAGAGGGAACACAGTGCTTCACAACCCTCTTAAGCACATCAGTTTTAGAGAATGACTTTCCAGTAGCCTGGATAGTAAATAAGCCAAATGAGGTTATCACTATTCCAGCAAACACTCCAATTGCTGCAATTCTGCCAATATCTTTAAATGATGTGCAATCTTATAATCTTAAGGTTATAGAAGGGATCCCAGAATTGTGGAAAACTCGTGAGTGGTCAGAAAGAATGGGTGATCGGGCAAAAGCCTCTGAAGCAAAAAATTCAGTAGGAGATTGGACACACTACTATCGTGATGCAGTTGATCATAATGGAGATTCTGTTGGTGAGCACGAGGCCAAGAAGATTATAATGAAAGTTATAAATGACTAAATCTATTAGGTTTATTTCAAATAGGTCTTGGCTAACCACAGACAGCTCATCAAAGCCAACGCCCACTAGTAAGTCTATTCCAGTCTGGTATAAAGACGCTGACAGGTATGCAATGAGGCCAGATGGTGAGCCATGGATAGGACAAGATGGTGGTAGGGTTGTTACATGGAAAGCTTGCCCTGCACTCTATGATATCATGACAACTGGATATGTTTATAGAACACCATGTGATATTGAGTTTTATCTTAATGATTCTGGAGTAATTTCAGTAAAAATTTTAGATGATCAGTACAAGGATTTTATTCAGGCTAGAGATCCAATGCCACAGTTTGAGATTCCTTGGGGGTACTATGAGAATCACTTTGCATGGTGGGCAGACTGGGCAGTTGAGTTGCCTTCTGGATATAGTGCACTGTACTCACAACCATTTAACAGGTTTGACTTACCATTCTTAACTACTAGCGGAATCATTGATAATGACAAGGTTCATTTGCCAGGAACTATGCCATTTTTTATAGCCAAGGGTTTTACTGGTGTAATTCCAGCAGGAACCCCATATGCACAAATAGTTCCGTTTAAGCGTGAAGACTGGAAGTCGGAGATAGTGATAGAGGACCCAAAGGAACTTTATACAAAGAATATGGCAAATACCTTTAAGTATAGAAAGCCTAGTGGTGGCATATATCAGCGTGATGTTTGGGAAAGACGCAAGTACGAGTAACGTGCTATAATTAATTTATGGAAAATCAATATACTAATAACCACAACGACAACCCCGTATCAATAACACCATCTGGTTTTTTTGGCAACGGACCAGAAATGATTGGAACCCTTGAAAACTTTTTAACGGAAGAAGAGCTTCAGGCATTAAATGGATTTATTCGCAATAATGAAGCCTGGGATGTTACTCAAACACACTACAATGAAGACGGAACTGTGATATATGATTCTGGATATTGGGACGGTCGTGTAGCAACTTATCCAACAATTAATCAAACAAGTCCTGAGACAGTACAAATGATTAGATCAATCGTTAAAAGATTGAAGGTTGAGATTGATAAGTTCTTTAATGTAAGTGCTTCTCCAACATCGCCAGCACTTGTCCGCTGGCTTCCAGGTAATTTACAGATGCCTCACGCAGACAAAGAATTGCATGAGGGAGAGAATGCAGGAAAGCCTAATGATTTTCCTTGGTACGACATTGCTACAATTATCTATCTAAATGACGACTATGAAGGCGGAGAGCTATATTTTCCAAACCAGGGAATCCAGTTTAAGCCGAAGCGTGGAGCTGCCTACTTCTTCCCTGGAGACATGAACTATATTCATGGCATAACTAAAATAGAGTCTGGAATCAGGTATACCTGCCCATTCTTCTGGACTATCACTGCTCACAATAATTCGGAGGTAGACAATGTCTGATATTGTCAATAAAGATAGTTTTATATATTATAAGGATGAACCAATAGAAAATAGTATTCTTGGAATTAAGGATAATAGGATAGTAGAGATTCCAAGCTTTGTAAGTCCAGAAGATGCAAAAAATATGATCAACTACTTTGAGGCAAAGGCTGAGATGTGGGGAGATATTGCTTTCTACGGTTCTTCTGGCATGGGATTACAGCCAAACGACCCAATGCTTGCAGACTATAACTTACCTGGAGATTTTTTTGATAACTTGCGTGAGCAGTTTAAGTCTCATGTAGAAGCCGTATTTGGTAGAGAGGTTAAGGCAAACACCTCTCATGCTCAGAAGTGGGATGTTGGTGGATTTGCTAACCCACATTCTGACAATTCTGATAACCACGGAGAGCCTAACGCCTTTGAAATTAACAAGTATGTTGCAATCCTATATCTAAATGGAGATTATGAAGGTGGAGATCTTTATTTCCCAGATCACGACATCTCGTTCAAGCCAACTCCATATGCACTAATTACTTTCCCTGGTGGGGTAGAGAATATCCATGGAGTTACAGAAATTACCTCTGGAACTAGATACACTATGGTCTCTTTCTGGGACTTTGCTGACGCAGAATATTCTGAAGAAAAGAAGACCTGGTGGGAAGAAGAGACAAAGAGAGTTAGAGATCAGCAGGCTAAGCAAAAAGAGGAGTGGTCTAAGGGCAATAAGCTTGCCTAATAATTATGGAAAAGATTATTCACAAACACGATATAGTAGAGTTTCAAAACTTTTTGTCAAGCGATGAATGCCAGAAGCTTATAGAATACTATGATGCTGGAGATTCTTTGTGGCAAGAGACTTGTTTTTTTAATGCTCGTGTAATGGACCCAAATGGACCAAAGAGTCAGCTTGGTATTGAGCTATTTAATACAAACTTTTTTGAAGAGCTAAGGCAATCTCTAAAAAACATTGCTGAAGATGTTATGGGTAGACCAGTTAGAAATCTTACACTGAGTGCCCACAAATGGCTTCCAGGGGCTTATGCAGGAGACCACGCAGACAATGCAGAGCTAGATGGAACTCCAAATGCCTGGCAAGATAATAAGCTTGTTACAATTATTTATCTTAATGATAACTATGAAGGCGGAAACCTGGCATTTAGAGATCACAACATTTCTATTGCACCAAAGGCAGGAACGGTAATTGTATTCGATGTTGGCATTGATAATGTTCACTCAGTAACTGAGGTTACATCTGGAGAGCGTTATACGATGCTTCTATCTTGGGACTATGCAGATATAGACTATCCAGAAGGATTTCTAGAAGAACTTGCAAGATTAAAGATGGCCGAGCAGCCAAAGCAGGACGAGCAAAAGAAGCAGTGGAATTCCTAAATGTCATCTAAGCCTGTAGTGTTTGCAGAAAAAATATTTTATTACGAGTCTGTTATTGAAGACCCAAAAGGTTTAGTAGATGCTATTGAGCTATCAAATGACGATCTGTCTGAAACCTCATTAATATCTAACTGGCATTCCTGGTCATCTAGTAATGGTTCTTATGTGTTTGGTGAAAGAAAAATCACAAATCCAGATGCCTTTATTTCAGCAGCTGAAAATGTAAAGCTTATTTTTTCACTATTGAAGGATACCCTTTTAGAATATGGCCAAGATTACGCAAATACTCTTGGGGTAAGCTTGGGATCACAAATGCCAATAAGTATAAGCAAGTATTTTACTGGAGCATCTATGGGTCCACACACAGACTCATCACCAAATCCAACAACAGAGCATATTTCTGCTGTGCTATATCTTAACGATGACTATTCTGGTGGAGAGATTGCTTTTCCAGATCAGGGCATAGTTATTAAGCCAACTGCTGGAAGCCTAGTAATTTTCCCATCAATACCCCCATTTTTCCACGAATCTAGAGAGATTACGAGTGGAACAAAGTACATGTCGCCAGCCTTTTGGCATTTATTAGATTAGTCTGTGGTAAACTATAGGTGGTGAACAATGTCTAATCCATCTAATCTTTACGCAGAAAAAGTCTTTTCTGAACATCCTATTGCCCTTTGGCCACTAGATGATTCTGCTGACTATATTTCTCTAATTTCTGAGAACCAGAGAGATATGGAATCTTGGCAGATTGATAATGGAGTAGCAGAGCTTGTAGGGGAAATTATTGACGAGCCGTTTCCTACAAGTCATGTATCTAAAATAACTGTAGACGATACTTCTGGAAGAGAGTTTTATGTAACATCTGTTAGCCCAGACATCGTTTCTTTTGATGCTTTGAGTCAGGAGCTATCGACAATAAATGTTGGTGTTTTCCTATATTCCAATACACCATATGTTTCTGGATTTGATATTGGCTATGAATATTATGATAGCGTTAGTGGAGCTGTTATACAAGACTTAAAGTTTTTCTCTACTGAAATATATCAAAACTGGATCTTTGTATCAGAAACCTTTACGCCAGTAATACAATCATCAATGATGAGGCTCGTTGTTCGTGCCAGGTTCTACGAGGGTGACGATGCAGAAAATTATAGCTTCTTAGTAAATGGTATATCTTTGGGTCAATGGTCCGAAGAGTTTAATTCATCGTCTTTAGGACAAGATCTTGTATCAATACCACAAGATATTTTTGGAGAGTCTGGCCTTTTTGGAATTCCAGTACAGTCATATGGTCTTCAAAATTTTGACGGGTATTATATTGTAGAAAACTATGCACTTAAAGCTAAAAATAGTGGCTTTCCTATGGTTTATGGAACTAACAATGTAACTACTATGCAGGGCGTAGGAAGCAGCAAGCCATCGCTTATTTTGCCATCGCTAGGCTTTTTGAATGAGTCTGGAAAATACAAAGATTACACCGTTGAGTTCTGGATCAGAGCTAACTCAGATAGCGTTATTGATAAAAAGATCTTTGGTAGCATCAGAGGTACTGATGGTGTTTATGTTGGTGGACCATTTATTTCTTTTAAAGTAGGCGATAACTTTATTAAGCACTTTGTTGGTGAGTGGTATAGGCCAATGCTTGTTCAGCTCAGATACTCTTCATCATCAATATCAATGATTATTAATGGTGAGCAGGTTGGAGAAGTCTTTATAGACGCTACTGAAATTGAGATGACAGGAACAACCTCCACTATCAATAACATTACGGTAGATAATGACTGGATGGCGTTTTGGTCATACCAAGATGTGTCTCCAGTAGAGATAGATGCAGTTGCAATATATGGATATAAGGTACCACTTCAAGTTGCTAAAAGAAGGTTTGTTTATGGTCAAGGTGTTGAGTTTCCAGAAAATATAAACAACTCTTATAGCGGAAGCTCTGTATTCATAGACTATCCATTTTCTAAGTATTCCAAAAACTATAGCTATCCAAATATTGGTAAGTGGTCACAGGGTGCCTATGATAATTTAAGAATAAATGGAAATACCGTATCATTTCCAGAGTATAGCAATGCCTCAGCAGTTTTTAATAACAAAACTCAGGATCAGTGGCTTAATGATGTTAAACTAATTCAAAATGGAGATGCTAGCATAATTTCTCTTAAGCCAAGCTCTGCGTGGAATAATACAAACGGATATATTTATGTAAACAATTTTTCCTTATCTTCTAGCCAGGCAAAAGCTTTTTATGTTACGTGCAAAGAAGTATCATCAGTCCCATCACAAACAAAGCAAACAGTACTTTTGATAGAGGATAATGTCTTTGGATCATACTTTGAGATAGCTATATCTCAGGATAAGATAGAGTACATTCTAAAAGATGGAGATGGAATCACCATAGTAGAGTCAAAAGACAGATACTTCTTGGGAGAAGACTTTGCTATTGGTATAGATATACAAAGATTCTCTGATTACTATGGTGAAAAGGTTGCACAGTTTTTCGGAAGACTGTCAAATATGTCTTTGTATGTAGGTGGAAGAAAAGATTTTACTCAAACATTTACTGGACATATTTATTCTATTGGTGTATGCTCAGAAAAGAATTTGTCTGAAATACAGTCTATTTTTGGTGAGTCTGGACTGCTCTTTACTGATGAATTTATAGATGGAAACACTCTTTCTCCAACTGCAGATGCAGAGTTTTACAACACTGCTGTATACGAATTTCTTTATGATGGCGGAACTCTTGGACAATATGCTAACAGCATAATCTTCTCTCATATAGCAAGTTATCACCTATCTCTGGTAGATTCTCAAATTTCTGGATTTGGTTTGGCTGTAGGTTCAAACTCTTACTGGCAAGATTATGTTCCTTTATCCACATTTGCTAAGTTAGTTTCTGATGCCAGGGGAGATAGCAGGCTAGACCTAGACTTCCTACAGTTTAATATTGACTACCCAGCACCATCTATTTTTATTCAAGAACAAACAACGGGATCGTGGAGCTACGAGGAGTTGGCTTCTGAATACTCTACGCCAGTTCAAAGATCATATGAATCTCTAGATAATCATTTGTTTACAGGGTTTGATAGCTATGAAGATTTGAAAAACAGGGCTGAAAATACTTATAAGTATGACACATCTTCTTCAATTGTAAAAACATATGTTACGTTCCAGCTGATAGAGGATAGCCCAAATAAAAATTTAAACTCCTTTGTTAATGAAGAGAGGCCATCAAAGGACGGAATACTAAAACCAGGAGATAACTGGCTAAATACAAAGTATGAAGTGGTAGATAATATGGTTATCTATCCACCAAGCTCAGTATCTTTTGAGGACCTTGCAATAGTAACTCATATTGAAGCAAAGACCTTAAGCATTGTAGACACACCGATAGCAATTAGGAGATTAGAGTATTGCTCACTCTCACTTTCTGAAACATCTGCAACTGCTATTGGAACAAGGTTTGGAAATGACATCTATCCATATAGAAAAGACGGATTTTACTTTACATATAATCAAGATAATCCTTTTACAATTTATAAAGGTAGCACACCATATCTTTACATGACAAGAAACAGCGGAATAACTATAAAGGGACAGTATGACCCAATGGTAAATCGTGGAATAGCTGTTCCAATAAACCAATCAAGATCTGACAATCACAAGGTAATTGCTATGCAAATGTCTCTCAGGTTTGATCAAGACTTTTTTCCATACGCTCCAACACAAATCTTTGAGTTGCAAAGCAAAAACTCTTATATTAAGTTTTATATGGTTGCCACTCACCCATCTGGAAAACGTGCAAAAATCTATGCCGTTAATTCCAGGGGACAAGTAGAAAATGGCCTAGCCTTTTACTTGAATGGAAAACTAGTAAAGGATCCAACCATTACAATTAAAGAGTGGTCAACTCTTGGAATTAGGTTTGCAAATACTCAAGATTTTAATAATTATGAGGGTGCTTTACGTATAAATGGTCCACTAACGTTTAATAGCCTGTCTTACTACAAGTCTACAAATCTACAAGAAGTACAGAATGTTGTTGAAAGACCATGGTTTAAGGTAGAAAAAGCTGGAGCACTAACGCTAGATTGGAACTACTGGAACGCAATCCCATATCTTTGGGAAGAGGTATTGGTTATATCAACCACTAGCTACTATGGAGTAGACCCATCTGATATCTATAAGGCTTATACAGGAACCAATAAAATTATCGTAGATGACTCAATAGAGACAACATTTGGTGACTATGCCTATAAGTTCTATCAAAATGTTTCATGGAAGACTAATACCTATCAAGCCGTATAGTATGGTATACTATTGGTTATGAATAAGGAAAATCTCAATCAAATTGGTAATTCAAAGGTAACAGTCCTAGATAAAAACTATGATTGGGGTATCTATGTTTGGCAGAGAGAAAACGGTAAATGGTTTACGGATGGTGAGGGAAACATCCTAAACATTCCGTCCCATAGGGGTGACGAAATACAGCTGCATAAGCTTCGCCAAGCTGCAGCACATCACGGTG